GGTTGGTCTGGTCTGGAACGAGGTGAGCCGTAGGTATATTAAAACTGATCCAGAGTTTTGGTCCCCTGACTACTGGAGACAGGGTGCCGAAGATGTCAAGCAGGGATCATCAAGGGAGGCAGTTGCTTCACCAAGTGTGGTAAACCATATGTTTCAAGATGCACAACGTCACTGCGAAGATTCATACAAAGCTATGATTGAGTCAGGTGTATGTGCAGAACAGGCCAGAGCAATACTACCACAAAGTCTATTGACAGAGTGGTACTGGTCTGGTACACTGATGGCCTTCGCACGGGTGTACAAGCTACGATGCAGTAAGGATGCACAGGTTGAAACTAGTGACGTAGTTAAACCTATCGGAGATTATATGGAAAAGTTATTTCCTGAATCATGGAGTGCGTTATGTGGAAGTTAGTGTTGAGAAAGGAGTGGGGAGATGTGGAGCTTAAATCTTTCACTACTAAAAAAGAAGCAAAAGAAGAACTTGAAAACCGTGAGCAACTCATTCGCCATGTTACCGGATTACCTACAGAAAGAGTTTATGAAATCAAGAAGGGATAGAGCTATGAATGTTCTCGTAGAGATATACAAACCAAAAGACAGAGGCCATGTTCAGACCTGCTTCAAAGCACCGTGGCGTAGTATGGAAATGGTTGATAAGATAGAGACACTGGTATCAATAGAAAAGGATATAGCTGCACACCGACAAGAGTTATGTAAGGAACTTATGGAAAACAGTAAAGGTAAATGGTAAACTTAATTGAGTCTTAGTAGTAGAGTTTCTACGAAACTACTAAGGCTCAATTAATATGGAGAAGTTTATGGAACTTAAAACACACCAACCCTGCCCCGACTGTGGTTCGTCAGACGCACTGGCATACTATGAGTGGGGAACTAAATGCTTTAGCTGCGAAGAATCTAAACCCTACAGAAACGGAGAGAGAATGGATACCCAACCAAAACAGGTCGTCAAAATGCACAATGAAAACCTATCTGCCTTTACCTTCTCAGCCATTCCTGATCGAAAGATCAGCTTAGATACCTGTAAGAAGTACAGTGTATCTGTTACTAAGAGTGGTACTATGATAGACAAGCACATGTACAAGTATCATGACAAGGATGGCAACCACCTTGCTTCCAAGTTCCGGCGAACCAGCGACAAGCAGTTCTGGTCTGAAGGTGATCTTGGTAAGTGTGGTTTGTTTGGTCAGAATATCTTTGGTCAGACGGGCAAGTTTGTCACGGTTTGCGAGGGTGAGATTGATGCCATGAGTGCCTTTGAACTGATGGGATCGAAGTGGCCTTCAGTGTCTATCAAGAATGGCGCACAGTCTGCCGTGAAGAATTGTCAGCAGTCACTGGAGTATCTTAACAAGTTCGATACCATCGTCCTCTGCTTTGACAATGACAAGCAGGGTAAGGATGCAGCACAAGCAGTTGCCAAACTGTTTGAGCCTAACAAGTGTAAGATCATGGACCTTGAACTGAAGGATGCCAATGAGTATCTGAAGACAGGGCAGCGTGAGAAGTTTACTCAGGCTTGGTGGAGCGCACGTACCTATACACCAGCAGGTATCATTAACCTTGCTGATCTTGGACGTAGCCTCTACGATGAGACGCACAACGAGACTTGTCCCTACCCGTGGTCTGGTATGAACGACAAGACCTACGGCATCAGGACCGGAGAGCTTGTGACGTTTACCTCCGGTGCAGGTATGGGTAAGTCCAGCATCATGCGTGAGCTTATGTATCATATCATGCACAACACCGAGGATAACATTGGTGTGCTTGCTATGGAGGAGAACACAAAGCAGACTGCCTTCAACCTTATGAGTGTCGAGGCCAATGCTCGACTGTACATCAAGGAGATTCGTGACCAGTACACGCAGGAACAGTTGGATGATTGGCAAGCCAAGACGATTGACTCTGGCAGGTTCTTTGCCTTCGATCACTTTGGAAGCATCGACAACGATGAGATTCTTGGACGTGTCAGGTACATGGCAAAGGCTCTTAACTGCAAGTGGGTCTTTCTTGATCACCTGTCTATCCTTGTATCAGGTCAGGAGGACAACGGCGATGAGCGTAAGTCTATCGACATCCTGATGACCAAGCTTCGCTCTCTTGTTGAGGAGACGGGCATTGCTCTACTTCTGGTCAGCCACCTACGTAGGCCATCAGGCGACAACGGACATGAGAATGGACGTGAGGTTACTCTGTCACACCTACGTGGCTCTGCTTCTATTGCTCACCTGTCTGATGCAGTGATTGCACTGGAGCGTAACCAACAGGCAGACGATCCTATCGAAGCGAACACCACCTCTATCCGTATCTTGAAGAACAGGTACACCGGAGATACAGGGGTGGCCTGTCACCTTCACTATGATGGTGGTACAGGACGCATGACACAGATTGATAACCCTTTCATGGAGGATGACAATGAGTGAGGTTAGAAAGAAGTTTGATCGTAATCTATATGAGAAGGCTGACAGAGAAGCCAAAGAAGCTATGGTATCTTGGCTGAAGGAACATGATCATACTAACATTGATACCAATGAAACAACTTACTTTGATATTGTTTCAACTGTAGGTCCAGAACTTCCAAGACATCTCTATGAAGTGGAGGTAAAGTACTCTTGGAAGAGTGATGAATGGCCTGACAGTTGGAAAGAGTTACGTATACCGCACCGTAAGCAGAGACTACTTGACAAGTGGAAGGAGGAATGTTACAATGACCTACTTACTTTTGTGGTCTTCAACCATGACTGCACAAAGGCATGGCATGTAGATGGTAACACATTGCTGGACTGCGAGGTTAAAGAAGCCTCTAACTACAAGATAAGAAAGGGCGAAAAATTCTTTCACATTCCCGTAGAAGATGCATACCTGATGGACATGACAAATGAGAGCAGTAGTTGATATAGAAACAGATGCTATTAACGCAACCAAGATACATTGTATCGTAGCAAGGAGCAAAGAAACAGGACAGACACGACACTGGATAGGAGATGAATGCCATAACTTCAGGGAGTGGTCGAAGAAAATAGATACCTTTATTATGCACAACGGTATCAGCTTCGACGCTCCCTTACTTAATAAGTTTACTGGTTCTGATATTAAGGTAGATCAGATTGATGATACGCTTATCAAGTCACAGTTATACAATCCTATTCGTGATGGTGGTCATTCCCTTGAGTCATGGGGTAACTTCTTCAATCATAAGAAGGGTGACTACCACGACTTCTCCCACTTCAATCAAGATATGTTGAAGTACTGTTACACCGACACGGCTGTAACGATGGAGACATATGACTACCTACAGGAAGAAGGCAAGAAGTTCTCTGAAGAATCCTACGATCTGGAACGGAAGGTTCGTAGCATCGTAGACAAACAACAGAGCAACGGCTTTGCCTTTGACCTGATGAAAGGCATGACATTGGAAGCTAAACTTATGGATGAGTTATACTCTCTTGAAGAGAAGGCTCAAGATATGTTTCCACCTACCATTGTAGAGCTAAAGACAAAGACAAAAGAAATACCTTTTAATATAGCAAGTCGTAAGCAGATTGCCGAACGTCTGATGGAGAAAGGGTGGAAGCCTAAAAAGAAAACAGATAAGGGTAATGTCATTGTCAATGAGGCAGTGCTGGATACGATTGATATGCCAGAGGCCAAGATGTTCTCCCGTTACTTCCTGCTACAGAAACGTACCGGCCTACTGAAAGCGTGGATACAGGCATGTAGCGAACAGGAACGGGTGCATGGCAGGGTGCTTACCCTCAAGACTATCACAGGCAGGATGGCACATCATGGCCCCAACATGGCACAGGTTCCGGCAGTGTACAGTCCCTTCGGTAAGGAGTGTAGGGAACTCTGGACAGTATCTAATCCAGAGACGCACCAGCTAGTCGGCACTGATGCCAGTGGTCTTGAACTGCGTTGTCTTGCACACTATATGAACGATGAAAAGTTTACCAATGAGGTGCTGACAGGTGATGTACATACAGCTAACATGAAGGCAGCAGGTCTAAGTAATCGTGACCAAGCCAAGACATTCATCTATGCATTCCTGTACGGTGCTGGCCCTGCTAAGATTGGTAGTGTAGTTGGAGGCAAAGCCTCTGATGGACAGAAGCTTATTGCAAAGTTCCTGAAGAATATGCCAGCCCTTAACAAGCTACGTAAAGATATTGGTACAGTTGCTTCAAAGGGTTTGATACGTGGTCTTGATGGTCGTATGTTACATATCAGGCACGAACATGCTGCACTTAACACTCTGCTTCAGGGTGCCGGTGCAGTGGTATGCAAGCGTTGGCTTGTTGAGATGGACAGGATGATCTGGGAGCATGGCCTTGATGTCAAGCTTGTTGCTTCGGTACATGATGAGTATCAGTTTGAGGTAGCCAAGCCAGACATAGAAAGCTTTACCAAGATAACAAAGGAGGCTATGTATACAACACAGGAAATACTGAACTTTAAGTGTGACCTTGATTCAGACTTCAAGGTTGGAAATAATTGGTCGGAGACACACTGATGAAAGAAATATCTGTAACCCACGAAATGCTTGAAGACGCAAAGAAAAAAGCATCAGAGATGGGACGAATCAAAAACTCTATCACGAAAGGAGACGGTAATATAGCTGGATTTTTAGGGGAGTTTCTTTGCGTCTCTCTTATACCCAACTCAAAGATAAGCAATACATATAACTATGATATTGTTTCAGGCGACAAACTTATAGATGTTAAAACAAAAAGAACTAAAGTTAAACCAAGAGCTTATTATGATTGTTCAATAGCATCACTGTCTACCCATCAAAAGTGTAGTCATTATGTTTTTACAAGAGTTTTGTATGATTGTTCTAAGGCTTGGATTTTAGGTTGGATGTCTAAAGAAGAGTATTTTGATAGGGCTAGGTTTCTGGAGAAAGGGGAACGTGACGGAGATAACGGCTTCATAGTTAAGGCAGACTGTTACAACCTACCTATTGAAGATTTATATGAAATTTCTTCATTAAAGTAGTTGACATCCCAATATACGATGTGTTATAATGCACTCGTTGTTTAGTTAGTAGTAGACAACCTAACGGGGAATGATCCCCATCATGGCTGCAATAGAGCAGCGTTTTAAAGGAGACTATTTATGAACGATCCGATTTACATTTCTGGTAAGTGCCACTATGCTTCTATCACTGAGCCGAACACCAAGTTCGATCCGGTGTGGAGCATTCAGGTTGAGGTTAACGACGACAACCGTGCAACCATCGAAGCTGCTAATCTTCCTATTGCTAATAAGGGAGATGAACGTGGTGACTTTGTTACTATTAAGCGTAAGGTTATGCGTAAGGATGGGACTGAGCGTCAGGCACCCATCGTCAAAGACTCACAGAATAATCTGTGGGATGGAAAGAAAATTGCTAATGGTAGTGTAGTGAATGTAAAAGCAATCCCGTTTGATTGGAACTATGCTGGTAAGTCAGGAGTGTCGTCTGATCTTGCTGCCGTACAGGTTGTGGACTTCATTGAGTACATGGATGGTACTGAAGACTTCGCCCCTGTTGAGGGTGGTTACGTTCAAGAAGCAGCATCGGAAGCTGTACCCTTTTAACTAGCATAGAAAGGAAGGGGGGAGAGTTTTTTTGTATTTTTCTCTCCCCCTTTTTCTATTATGAAAACAATAGAAACTCTTGTAGAAGATATCTATGATCTGTTCAACCTAACACCTATCGACATGGATGAAGCAGAGGTAGATAAACATATTGATACCTTTGGTGATATGCTGAAGGTACACCTGAAAAGTTTTCTCTATGAAGAGCCAAGAGATCGTGGCAACCTACGCCTGTCTGCCATTGGTAAGCCTGACAGGAAGCTTTGGTACGATGTTAACAAGAAGCTAACACCGGAGACACTACCACCATCCACAAGGATTAAGTTTCTCTATGGATATATTCTTGAGGAGCTTCTACTTCTCTGTGCCACAGTGGCAGGACATGACGTTACAGATCAACAGAAAGAGGTTACACTTGAAGGTGTAGTTGGACATCAAGACTCAATTATTGATGGTGTCCTTGTTGATGTTAAGTCTGCCAGTGGTATGGGGTTTGATAAGTTTAAATACAATAGGCTAACAGAGGACGATCCGTTTGGTTATGTTGCACAGGTATCTGCCTACGCAACGGCTAATGGTTTGGATCGTGCAGCCTTCCTTGCTATTAATAAATCTACTGGTGAGGTATGTCTCTCTCAACTGCACAGCATGGAGATGATTAATGCTAAAGAAAGAATTAAACATCTTAAAAAGGTGGTTGCTGACAGCAGTGTACCTGATAAGTGCTACTCCGATTTACCTGATGGTAAGTCTGGCAACCGTAGGCTTGCTGTTGGTTGTGTTTATTGCGAGCATAAGAGAGACTGTTGGTCTGATGCTAATGGCGGTGCAGGGCTACGTGCGTTCAAGTATTCGCAAGGTAGGCGGTATCTTACGCAGGTAGTGAAGCAGCCTGACGTTGAGGAAGTCTCGGTTTAAGTGTTTAAGAAACATCATTGGGTTGGCGAGGTAGACCCTGATAAATACTATGGCTTTGTTTACCTGATAACAAACACTGTCAGTGGCAGGAAATATATTGGTAGGAAGTTCTACCACACCTATAAGAAAAGAAAACGTGTCAGAGAATCTAACTGGAGAGTGTACGCAGGATCATGTAAGCCACTTAAAGAAGACATGAAGCGTCTTGGTAAAGATAAGTTTACCTTTGAGATTATCTGTAACTATAAAACAAGAGGTGGGGTGGTAAGCGGTGAGGTACATTTCCAGACAGACAATGATGTACTCTCACCGGAACTTCTACCCTGTGGTGAGCGACTGTACTACAATGGTCAGATAGGTTCTGTAAAGTTTATCACTCCTGAGTTTCATAGTGCTGAAAGCCGTGCAAAGATAAGTGCTGGTAATATAGGCAAGACAATTAGTCCTGAAAGCCGTGCTAAGATGAGTGCTGCTCATACAGGCAAGACACTTAGTGCTGAACATCGTGCGAACATGAGTGCTGCTCAATCGGGAGAAAAACATCCTAATTTTAAAGGACCATATATTATAACATTTAAAGATGGTCACACTGAAGAATTCCAAACGCTAAAAAAAATAGATGGGTATGATAGCAGTAATTTATATAAAGTTCTAAATGGTATTTATAAGCCTTATAAAGACATAGTAAAAATAGAAAGGATAGGGTCTGATGACAAATGAAGTACCGGACTTCGGTACACTGTACGATCTAACTGAGAAAGATTCAGACAAGACATTACATCTTGCCATAATCCTTCAGGCTTTGCTAGACTTATCCAAACCTAAAGAACCTACTGAAAGTTTAGAGACAGTGCTGCATCGTGATCAGGCAAGTGCATGGGTCTTCTGTTCTGTTGGAGTAACCTGTGAAAACTTTGAGACAACGTGTGAGCTTGCAGGATTAGAACCTAAAGTAGTAAGAAGCTTCGCTCTTAAAACTGTAACATCGGAGAACGCAAATGAAATCAGAAGAAAGCTTAACTCTTTCCTATGATGAACCAAGCTACCCAAACACTGAAAGAAATTATGATTATTATACTAGACGTATGAAAGAAGAGAAAGCACTTCAACAACAAGTAGGGGGACAACACTACAAGGGATGCAAGATACAACCAGTAGAATATATCCATGCAAATGGGCTTGACTATCTGGAGGGTAATGTGATAAAATACATCACTCGACACCGCACAAAAGGAGAGGGGAGAAAGGATATAGAAAAAGCGATCCACTATGCCCAACTCATATTGGAAATGGAATACGATAAATAAAGGGGACAAAGCTATGCCACAATTTCGATCTAATGAGAACCCGATGTTTCGCTCTAAGTTTAGCGAGGACATTTTCAAACACAAGTACGCCCATCATGGGTGCGAGACATGGGATGCACTGTCATCTACTTTGGTAGACGATGTGTGTCAGGACTATCTAAGTAAGGACGACAAAGACGAACTGAAACGTATGATCACTGACCTGAAGTTTATTCCCGGTGGTCGCTATCTTTATTATGCAGGACGTGAGAACAAATTCTTTAACAACTGCTACCTTCTCAAAGCAGAGGAGGATACCAGAGAAGATTGGGCTGACATCTCTTGGAAGTCTGAGTCCTGTCTTATGACAGGCGGTGGTATCGGAGTGGACTACTCTGTGTACCGTGAGGAAGGACGTATCCTGAATGGTACAGGTGGTCTTGCTTCCGGCCCCATACCAAAGATGCAGATGGTCAACGAAATTGGTCGCAGGGTTATGCAGGGTGGTAGTCGCAGGTCTGCTATCTATGCCAGCCTGAACTGGAAACATGCCGATGTAAATAAGTTTCTTGCCAGTAAAAACTGGTATGATATGCCAGTGGGTGAGACAGGTTTCTCCATTGGTCAGGTAAAGGAACAAGACTTTAACTTTGTTGCACCGCTGGACATGACAAACATCAGCGTTAACTATGACACAGAATGGTTACTTAATTATTGGAAGACAGGAGATACAGGAGATGTCTTTAGGACTAATGTACGTCAAGCTCTTAGAAGCGCAGAGCCGGGCTTCTCGTTTAATTTTTTCGACAAGGAAAACGAGACGCTGCGTAATGCTTGCACGGAGGTTACATCTGAAGATGATTCTGATGTTTGTAATCTTGGTTCTATTAATATGGGGCGCATTGACGATCTGAAAGAGTTTGCAGATTGCGTAGAGCTTGCTACTAAGTTTCTTCTGTGCGGCACACTCAGAGCCAAGCTTCCTTATGATAAGATTTATAAAACCAGAGAGAAGAACCGTAGGCTCGGCCTTGGCCTGATGGGTATGCATGAATGGCTTATCAAGGGAGGAGAGAAGTATGAAGTTACGGAAGGACTTCACAAGTGGCTATCGGTTTATAAAGGGGTTAGTGATCACGTTAGTGCCGACTTTAGTAATACTCTTGGCTGTAGCCGCCCTGTCGCTAATCGTGCCATTGCTCCAACTGGATCAATAGGTATTCTTGCAGGAACATCCACAGGTGTAGAGCCTATCTTTGCTGTGGCTTACAAGCGCAGGTATCTGAAGGGTGGTAATCGTTGGCACTATCAGTACGTGGTGGACAGTGCAGCACAGGAGATCATTGACCTGTATGGCGTTGATCCAAAAGGCATTGAGTCAGCCCTTGATCTTGCAGAGGACTACAAGAGGCGTATAAAGTTTCAGGCAGATGTACAGGACTATGTTGATATGTCTATCAGCAGCACAATCAATCTGCCCAAGTGGGGGAGTAAGCTTAACAATGAAGATACAGTTGATGAGTTTACTGATACTCTTGCTTCTTACGCTCACAGGCTGCGAGGTTTCACGGTGTACCCTGATGGATGTAGGGGAGGACAACCTCTATCTTCGGTGCCGTATACTGAAGCTGTAGAAAAGCTTGGTGAGGAGTTTGAAGAAGGACTAGAGACGCACGACATCTGTGACATCACTGGACATGGTGGATCATGTGGAGTGTAACTGGTTTCCTACTAAGAAGTCAAAAGAAAAAAGCAGGAAGTGTCAGAAGATTTGTAAGATTGATTCAACACAAACTTTTTGCACAGTCTGCAAGAGGACTATAAAAGAAATTGCAGAAAGGGGTAAAACTTCTAACGCATACGGTTAGTAGATTAGCACTTGTAGTTCAACTGGATAGAACAACAGACTTCTAATCTGTAGGTTGCAGGTTCGAGTCCTGCCAAGTGCGCCAAAAAAGTCCTTGACAAATCATATAAGAGGTAGTATAATATATGTGTG